GCGCCCTCGACGCCTTCGTAGAAGAGGCCAGAGCGGCGAGCACATCGCACTCCCGCACCGACAGCGGGCCGGGGATCTGCTCAGACACCGAGAGTCTCCTGTTCCTTCGGGAACAGGTCGAGCATCGCCCGCTGCAGGTCGTAGGTCTCCTCGTCGCAGAACACGCCACCCTTGTCATGAGTGGTCTGCACTCCGGTGTCGACATGAACCGGGAACCCAGCGGCCTTGGCTCGCAGGAAGAACGACATGTCCTCGCCGAACTCGGTGAAGCCGTTTTTGCCCTTCGGCAGCGAGATCAGCGAAAACCACTTGTCGCCGTGGATCGTGCGGAGATCCTCAAGGACTGTGCGGTGGACGAGGAAGCACGCGGCGCCGGTGGCGTCGACTTCGATCACCTGATCTCTCGGGTAGTCGAAGATCGGCACGAACCCGACCTCGTCGTCGGTCTCGTACATCCGGTAGACGGTCGGGGTCAGCCGGTAGCGCAGCGCCCCGTGGTCGCCGAACCCGTCGTGCTTCTGCGCGAAGCACAGGCCGCCGACGATCGGACGGTCCGTCGGATCAGCCACGGCGAGGAGTCGGTCGACGGTCTCTGGGGCGAACCCCATGTCGGCGTCAATGAACCACAGCCAGTCGGCCAGCGAGTCGTCGAGGAACGCCCGCACCACGGAGTTGCGTCCGTTGTGCAGTTGACCGGCGCCGGTCTCCTGGTCGATGTAGGCCCGGTTGTGTCCGACGATGCGCTGCGAGTTGGCGTTGTCGTACATCGACAGGTTCATCAGCGCTTTGCCGAACACGGCCGACCAGTCGCCCGGGTGGATGAACCCGATGGAGACGAGATCGTTCACGGCTTGCGCCGGGCGTTGCGACGCTCGCCGGGGCGGGCGGTCGCTTCCTCGATCCCGTCGATGAACAGCCACGGGAACTCACGCACCACAGGGTCGCCGGCGTCGAACGCCTGACCTTCCTGCACTGCGACGGGCGACCCTTCCACGGTGAGCACCGCAGACGCGTTGGCTCGAACGGTTGGCATGGCACACACTCCTGTCGGCAGGCAGAGGTGGCAGGCGTTGAGACGGCCCGGTGCCTGCCGGGGCCGGGCCGTCTCAACGGGAGTGACGTGCGGTCAGGCCGACGTCTTGTCCTGGAGGAGACGGAACGCCAGGTCGTTGACGCTGTCCGCTCCGGTCCTCCAGTGGCAGTACCAGCCGCGCCGGCCGTCGGGCAGGTTCGTGGCCGTGTTGAACATCACGGGGATGTACTCGACGGCGAACGAGCCGGGCTTGTCGACGATGACGTAGTTGGTGAAGTCACCGAACACGATCCGGTTGTCCCGGACCGTGGTCGTCGCCGTGTTCGGCGCGTCGTCGGACTCGACGACCGGACGCCGGTACAGCGTGTCGGTCGTGCCCTGCGGCAGATCCGACGAGTAGGACGCACCGAGAGCGGTGCCGAGGTTCTGGATCTCCAGAGCCCACTGCGGGTTCATCAGCCAGGACGACCGGCCACGCCAGCGCACCGGCACCGACCGGTACGTGGTGTCGAGGTCGGCCTTGAAGATGGCCGCGGCGGTGTTGGTGACGAGCTCGACGTTGGTATTGGCGTCGAGCGCCGTGAAGATGCCGAACGGCTCGTTGGTGCCGCTGCCGGTGCAGTGAGCGGCGCCCTCGAGACGGTCCCGGGCGTCGGCGAACATCGCCAGCAGCTCGCCGGCGAGACCGGAGATGTCGTCGTCGGCCTCGATCGACGCCTGCGCGAACGCCTGCGCCTTGTGGACCGACACGGACGGCTGCCCGAACGTCGGGGTGTCGTCGGACACCTCGGTCAGCTGGGCGTCGAAGCTGGCAGTGATGCCGGCCGACGTGATGCCCTGCCACGACGTGTCACCGGGACGGGTGAGCGTCACGACGCGGGAGATGGCCCGCACCGCGTTGCTCGAGCCCGAGTTGGTGATGATGACCGTGGGATCGAGGTGGGTCGGGACGAGGTAGTTGCCGTTGGCGTCGGTGAGGGTGGACATCGCGGTCCGCTCCTCGTCGTTGAGCTGCCAGGCCCGGCCGGTGACGACCTTCGCCCAGCCCGACTCGTACTCGTCGGTCGCGCGAGCCAGCAGACCGCGAGCCCACTCGCGGTCGCCCTTGTGGCGCTTCACGAGCTTGCGGACGTGGTCCATGTTCTCCGGGTCGTCGACCTTGCCCTCGAGGGACCGGGTGACGGCGTCGGCGAGCTGCATCGGCGTCGCCGAGCGGTCGTTGAGGACGTCGGTGGAGTCGGGGGCGGAGATCACCTGCAGGGACGGGCGGTTGGCCCGCGCCTCGGTGCGCTCCTGGATCTTCACCAGCTCGGCCTCGCGCTCGTCCAGCGCCTCGAGCTGCTCGTCGATGCCGGCGATCTCGGCCTGACGTGCCTCGACCTCGGCGGTGTCGGAGTCGGTCAGCGACCGCTCCTCGGTGATCGCCGCCGTGGCGACGGCCTCCATGGCCTCGAGGGCGGCGGACCGCTTCTCCTCGATCTTGCTGCGCTCCTGTCGGAGCAGTTCCAGAGCCTTCATGACTCCTCCTTGGGGGGTCGGGCCGCACGCTTGGCGGCGGCCACTGCGAGAACGGCGCGCGGATCGGCGCCGTTCGATGACCCCGAGGTGTCCGAGCGGACTGCGTCGGGGGGTGGCGTTGAGGTGTCCGAGCGGACTGCGTCAACTCCGAGGTCTGCGAGCAGCTGAGATCGCTGCGAGTCGTTGAGATCGGCGAGCAGAGAACGGACGCCGACCGAGGTCGCTTCGTAGGCGGGGAACACGACCGGTCCGAGCTCGAACAGGTCGAGCTCACGGATCGTGCGCACAGGGACGTCGTCGCCGGACTCGTCCCACTCCTCTCGGGTCACCCGAAACCGGAACGACATGCCGTCGATGGCGCCGCCGGCGATCGCCTGACGGATCGGCTCCACGCGCGGGTTGTCGAACATGCGGGCCCGCACGAACAGTCCGTGGTCGTCCTCGGACAGCTTCTCGATCGCAGCGATGGGCACGGAGCCGGTGGCGATGTCGTGACCGTGGTCGAACTGCATGACCGGGGTCCGCTCGCCGAGGGTGCGCTTGAAGGCGCCCCGCTGGATGATCTCGTCGAAGCGGCCCTCCCACGAGTCGATGCGGGTCGGAGACCCGAACACCGCGGCATAGCCCTCGAGGGTGAACCCGTCGTCGTTGGACGCCCGAGCGGTGAAGGATGCGGCGCGGGTGAGCAGCGCCTTGGGTGCGTCAGGCATTGGGGGGTGCCTCCGTAGGGAAGGGGCCGGGCACGGGCAGGTCACCACCGGCGTCGTTGATGATTTGTCGGCCTTCGTCGGGAGTGATCACGCCGTTGACGACGCCCAGGTAGACCTTCTGCACAGCCTCCGCAGCCGACAGGTCTCGCCCTGAATCGCCCGGGATGCCGGGCTCGTCGAACTCGGCGCCGTCGAACGGCTCCTCGTCCTCCTGGGCTCGCACTTCGTTGATCGTCGACGTGCTGTTCCGCAGTCGACGGTCCTGGATCTCGGACCGTGTGATCGGGTCGACACGCAGGAAGGCGTTCCGGTTGAACCGGGCGAACTGGGGCCGGGGCAGGAGACGGGTGAGACCCTTCTCGATGCGCACCAAGCGGGACTCGAGCGAGTGCTTGAGGTAGGCGAGGTCGGCCTGCGACACGTTCGCGTAGGTGACGTTCTGGCCGGACGTGGCGGCGTAGACCATCGACGGCGGCACCCGCCAGAAGCGGCAGGCCTCCTCAATGCAGAACCGCATCAGTTCGATGAACTGCGAGTCGTCCGGGTTGACGGTGATCGGCGTGTAGGTCCACCCGGACCCCATCGCTGCCGGCTCCCGGTTGCCACGCAGGGCGTTCATGAACGACCGCTTGGCACCCTCGACCTGCTCCTTCGTCAGAGTCGGATCCGGGTTGCTGAGGATCGCCGACGGGGCAGCGTTGTCGCCAAAGAACCGTCCGCCGAACTCACGGGCAGCGACCGCTGTCCCGATCGTCGCCTGCGCTCGCTTCACCGGCGACTCAGCGAACGGGGACCCTGCCCGCACGAGCCGCCCGGGCAGGTGCCACAGGTCGCCGTACGGCCACAACTGCCGGTCTTGACCGAGCACCGCAACCGTCGGAACGCCACGCTCCACACGCCGGTTCGTGACGATCGCGGCGTCGATCGGCTCGATCGACGTCGGCAACCCGCCAACGCCGTACGTGGTGATCTCGCCGAAGGCGTTCCCGTCGGTCTCCAACGAGTCAGCGATCTGATAGAGCCACACGTCTTGTTCGACCAGACCAGACGGCTGAGCGATCAGCGACGGCGCCGGCTCCAACGGCACCCGACGATCACCGGACTTGCGGACACCATCCAGCGGCAGCGCCGAGATAGACCCCGCCAACACGTCCACACAGGCCGCCGAAGCCGCATTCGTCAACGCCGTCGCCACCGACACCGGCGTCGGCGAATACGGCAGCGTCGCCGACCACATCGCCGCGTACTGCGACAGCGAGATGTCCCGCTCCGGGACCTGCTGACGTTCCTCGCGAAGGAAGAGACCCATTAGCTCCCCTTCCGCTCGAGCGCCACACCAACCACCAGGGCAGCGACGCCGGCCACTGCGAGCCCGGCCGTCGCGCCGAAGGTGAACGCAGCAACCACCAAGAGGAGCAGGCCGACGACCTGCACGATCGTCGACAGCACGGCACCTCCAGCTAGTACGCCCAGGACGCC